CAGATTTACTGGACCTATAAGTTTTGGATTATTTATCGAACCTATCACTAAGTGGGTCGGGCTTCACAAACTGCTGGAAAGATGCCATATTTTGTTGGAAAGGGAATATATGGCAGGAAAAGGCACACATCGCACAACTGGTGGCGTTTTAATCGGGTCTGAGTACGATATTGCTCGGACGCGAAAGATGAACGCTGAAGCAGAGATTGCTGAGATGCAGCTTGCTAAGGTGCGTCAGGAACTTTGCCTGACTGAAGACGTTATTAAGGCATGGACTGATGTGCTGAACGCCTGCCGCGCCAAGTTCCTAGCCCTGCCGACGAAGGCCGCACCGCTTCTGGCGCAGGAAGATGATGCGGCTGTCATCAAAGACTTACTTGAAGGCCAGATTAATGAGGCGCTTGCTGAACTTGCTAACTATGATCCTGCTATTAATCCTTCTGGCACAAGCGGCGCAGTAGAGTCTGAAGAGCCAGTCGAGAAGCCAGAGCCGGTAAAGCGCGCCCGTGGCCGACCAAAGAAGATTGAGCAAATCTGATGAGTGTGTATTTTGATACACAAGAGGCGAAAGACGCTCTTAGCCAATCGCTGAAAGAGGCAGTCGAACGCCTGCGCCCACCACCAAAGCTATCGGTAGCAGAATGGGCTGATCTCGAACGCCGTCTGGATAGCCAAAGCTCATCTGAACCCGGACGCTGGATCACAGCCCGTGCAGAATACCAACGCGGTATCATGGATGCCTGCTCTGACCCTACCGTGAAAGAGGTGGTCGTTATGTGCGGCGCACAATTGGGCAAATCGGAAATGTTGCTCAACACGATTGGCTACCACATGGCACACGACCCTGCGCCTATCTTGATGATGCAGCCGACAGTCGAAATGGCACAGAGCTTCTCTAAGGACCGTATCACCGCTGGCCTGCTTCGATCTACGCCTTGCCTGCGCGATAAGGTGAAGGACAATAAGGCGAAAGAAAGTGGCAACACAACTCTACATAAGATATTTCCGGGAGGGGCGCTCTCGTTGGTGGGTGCGAACAGCCCTGCGGGACTCGCATCGCGTCCAATCCGGGTCGTACTGTGCGACGAAGTTGACCGTTACCCCCCATCCGCTGGAGAAGAAGGCGATCCTGTCACTCTTGCGAAGCGACGCGCAGCCACATTCTGGAACCGCAAAATCATTCTAGTGTCTACACCTACAAATAAAGATGCTAGTCGGATTGAGTCTGCGTATCTTGAGAGCGATCAGCGCAAGTTCTTAGTGCCGTGCTTTGATTGCGGCGAGTATCAGGAGCTACGCTGGGCGAATGTTCACTGGCAGGAAGGTGATGCAAAGAGCGCGCACTACACCTGTGAGCATTGCGGCTCAGTTTGGGACGATGCAGATCGACGGAAGGCTGTTGCAAAGGGCCGCTGGGAAGCAACAGAGATGTTTCGCGGCGTTGCTGGCTTCCATCTTAACGCACTTTACAGCCCTTGGTCCGTGCTTTCGGACGCTGTTGAGGAATTTCTGTCCGCCCGCAAAGACCCCATGCGCCTGAAGACGTTTGTCAACACGTTCTTGGGCGAAACATGGGAGGATCAGGGTGAGGGTGTTGACGATATGTCCATCTATGATCGCCGTGAAGACTATGATGAGATTCCAGAGGACGTTGTTCTGCTTACCAGCGGCGTTGACGTACAGGATGACCGCCTAGAGTGCGAGATTATCGGCTGGAGTAAGGGCGAAGAGTGCTGGTCCATCGCATATCATGTGATTTACGGCGATCCGTCGTCGCCAAAGATATGGAAAGACCTAGATGACATCATAGGGACCACATATCACCATCCGACTGGTGAAGAGATGATTGTTCGCGCCACCTGCATCGACTCAGGTGGTCACCACACCCGTGCTGTTTACAATTATGCCAAGACCAGACAGCGTGTTTTCGCGATTAAGGGGGTCGGCGGCGAAGGCAAGCCTATTGTTGGCCGTCCATCGAAAAACAATATCGGCAAAATACCATTATACGGCATTGGGGTAGATACTGCAAAGGAACTGTTGTATTCACGGCTTAGGATTGATGAGCCGGGACCGGGCTATTGCCACTTCCCAAGCAACCGTGATCCTGAGTATTTTAAGCAGTTAACGGCAGAACGTCAGGTTATTAAGTATAACAAGGGTTTTGCACATAGAGTTTGGGTGAAAACGCGGACCAGAAACGAAGCAATAGACGTTCGTGTCTATGGAATTGCTGCTTTGGCGATTTTGAACGTGAATATGGATAGCGTTTACAACAAGTTCTATGCTAATATAGTGCGTAAGGATACGCCTGCGGCAAAACCTGAGAAGGTTCACCCGCTGGCTGATCCACGGAAATTAGCAAAGAGGCCCGGTGCTGGGGGCTTCGCTAATAGTTGGAGGTAGAATGGCTAAGGCTTCTAAAGTAGTCACAGCGCCAATCCGACTGAAGCGAAGAATACGCCGTCCGGGTCGCCATTGCAAGCGCCTGAAGAAGTGTCAGCGCAAGGTTTCCGCTTTCTTTGGGGGTGGTAATGGTTAATCTGTTCAGCCAAGATAACGCTCTAGCCAGCGAGCCGACTAGCGTTGTCATTGGCACACTCGTCCAGTGGAAGCGGGCGGACCTTTCAGACGTTTACGCACCTGCGTCTTATGACCTTATTTACAATATCCGCCTGAAGAATGGCGCGGGCGTTGATAAGACGATTACCGCGACAACGGCAACTGACGGCTCATTCTTGGTTTCGCTGACCTCTGTCATCACGACATCGATGGTGGCTGGCGATTATTACTGGCAAGCCTTCATTGTCCGTAAATCAGATAGTGCGAAGGTTGCGGTTTCTACTGGTGAACTGAAGCTGCTTGCCAATCTCGACCAAAACGGCGCTGACATCCGTTCGCATTCGGAGATCATGGTCGAGAAGATTCAGTCACTGCTCGAAGGCCGTGCTGACAAAGACGTTAGTAGCTATTCTATTCAGGGCCGCTCTCTTGCCAAGATGAGCATTACAGACCTGATGGCATGGCGTGATTATTATCGCAAAGAGGTCGCCAAGGAAAAGCAAACCGCAGCTATCGCCGCCGGTAAGCCTAGTGGCGCGACAGTCAAAGTGAGGTTCCGCTAATGGCTTTCTGGGATTTCTTGAAGCCTTCCATCGTCAATAAGAACGAGACGCGGAGATCGTCGCAGGTTGGCCGTCGCCAATATGCCGCCGCCAATCAGGGCCGCCTGTTTGAAGACTTTAAGGCGAGTAATCGGAGCGCGGACACAGAATTGCGTCCCGCTCTTACTGTTTTGCGGAATCGTGCGCGTGATTTGGCGCGTAACGATCCGTATGCAAAGCGTTTCCTTAACCTGATGCGTGTGAACGTAGTGGGTGAGGGTGGCCTGAATATGCAGGTCAAAGCCCGCAATGCTGATGGCTCTCTGGACGTTATTGGTAACGACCAGATCGAAATCGCATGGGTGGATTGGTGTCGTAATTGCAGCGTAGATGGCATGATGTCATGGAACGACATTCAGCAATACTGCACGGAGGCCATGAAACGTGATGGCGAAGCATTTGTTCAGATTGTGCGCGGTAATCGCTTTAAGTATGGTATTGCACTTAACATTATCGAAGCTGATCTAATCGATGAGCAAAAGAACCAGCGCCTATCGAACGGCAATGAAATCCGTATGGGTGTCGAGCTTGACCGCTATCGTCGCCCTATTGCTTATTGGGTACGCCAAGCGCATCCGGGCGACTACGATTTCACTACCCTGAATCAAGCAACCAGCGTCCGCGTTCCTGCCGAACAGATTCTGCACTACTACAAGCCGACTCGCGCAGGACAGACACGCGGCGAGACAGCATTCGCGCCTGTAATGACGGCTGTGAAGATGCTGAATGCTTATCGTGAGGCAGAACTGGTTGCCAGCCGTATTGCTGCTGCGAAGATGGGTTTCTTCATTTCTGACACTGGTGATGACTTCAATGCTGATGATTATGACCAGACTGTTCCGATTATGGATGTTGAACCCGGCACAATGCACCAGTTGCCAAAGGGTGTAGACGTTAAGGAATGGAATCCAACCCATCCGGCTACAGCGTTTGCTGACTTCCAGAAGGGCGTTCTTCGTGGCATCGCATCTGGCCTTGGTGTCAGCTACTCAAGCCTTTCTGGTGACCTTGAAGGCTCAAGCTATTCATCAATCCGTCAGGGCGCTTTGGAAGAGCGGGACTTCTACCGCTTGGAGCAGCGTTTCCTTATCGAACACTTGGCGCACCCGATTTATGCGGCGTGGCTGCGTCATGTGATGGAATTTGGCTTTGTCAGCATTCCTGCGACTAAGTTCGACAAGTTCTACAACTCGACCATCTTCCGCGCCCGTGGCTTTAGCTGGATCGATCCGCAGAAGGAAATGAATGCGGCGGTAATCGGCTTGCAGAATGGCTTGCTGACACCCTCTGAGATTGCTGCATCTGATGGCCGTGACATCGATGAAGTCTACAGCACTTGGGAGCGCGATAAGCAGCTTGCTGAAGGATATGGCCTACAGTTGGCATTCGAGCCGTTTGGCGGGAATGAAGCTGCTAAGGGTGTAATGCCACAAGACGGAGGCCAAGATGCCAGCCAAGCCTAATGATGGCATGAAGACTGAACGCGGCCTTGATTGGCGGCGTGAGTTTGGGCGTGGCGGGACTGAAGTCGGCATCTCCCGTGCGCGTGACATTGTGAATGACCGCGAATTGTCTGATGACACAATTAAGCGGATGTATAGCTTCTTCAGCCGTCATGAGGTTGATAAACAAGCAGAAGGTTTCCGTCCCGGTGAAGATGGCTACCCGTCAAATGGTCGTATCGCATGGGCGCTCTGGGGCGGTGATGCAGGTTTCTCTTGGGCCAAAGATAAGGTCAAAGGCATGGATGATGAACGATCATATGA